CAAACCATTCTTCTACTTTTAATTTATCTTCACCGTCATCTAAACAATGATGTTTACACACGGCAGGTATTTTATTTACATCACCTTCTTTTAAAATATTATAAAACTCTACCCATTCTTTTGAAGACACTATATCTTTTAAACTTTTATTCTTTGCAATATCACTTACACTTAATAACTTTTTTATTTCTTCAAACTGAATCCATTTAGGCGTATCAATATAACAACAAGGCAGTAATCTGCCTCTATTATCTACAGCCATTTGCGTAGTAGTATTCATACATTTAGGTCTAAATTTATCCATACTGATTAGACCATATTCTTTTAGTTTTATCTTTAGGCATATAAGGATCGTTTTCATTTAACCACTTTGATGAATAACAAAGACTAAAATTAACACCATTATCTTGTGCCATCTTTCTTGCCTCATCTACATCTTTTTCGTTATAAGAAAATATAATATATTGCCACATAGGTGTAGTGTTTAAATGTTTTTTACTTTCTAACATTATATTAAATAGTTTTTCGCCGTCTTGGTTTACTCTATACATGCAACTATCTTTAGGCAAACCATCAATACCAAACACCCAACGCATATCAGGATGTGCTTGAAACGCCTCTATATACCATTCTTTAGATTTTAAAGATGAAGCGTTATGTATAACGCCATCAACGTTTTTCATTTTACATAATCTTAATATATCAATAAAGTATTCGTTATGTACAGGATCAGATAACTGACCACAGAAATTTATTGATTTAAAATAGTCAGTTATTTTTACAAAATCATCTATCGTTAAATCATGTCCAGGTATATCTTTATTACTTGAAAAATAAGTTTGTCTTTGACATCTAGGACATTCTAATCCACATCTTGCAGATAGATCAACATTGACACCAGGATTCTCACCTTTATCTCTTATAAAAAATTGACTATTCATTTTCTTTATATTCCCAAGTTTTCCAATAATCTGGATCATTTAAATTTTTATTAGGATTTGTTATTTGATAACTTTTACCTTTGATATGATATTCTTCTACTTTCTGTTGGTCTTTACCACCTGACCATTTTTTACAATGTTTAATACAAACTGGCATTATATCTTTCATATTACGCTCTGCTAAATTCTTTGCAAATGTTTGCCAAGGTTTAGACTTTAATATTTTATCTACACTTTCTACTTCACTTATCTTACTTACCTTTAACATCTCTTTCATAGTTGGGTGTGAAAGAAATTGTGGTTGATCTACCCAACAACAAGGTATGAGGTGACCTCTATTTGTAACGGCAACCTGTTGTCTTCTATCGTTACCTTGTAACATACATTTAGGTTCAAAATCAATTGGCATTTAAACTCTCACTTGGTCTATAAACATCATCACCTTGCCAACGAGATGAGTGCATTAATAACAATGTTATATCATGTTTATCTGCTATCGCTTTTGCCTTTTCTACATTGTGTTCGTTATATTTAAATATAATGTATTGCCATACAGGTGATTTTTTTAATATCTTTTTTGCCTCTAACATCATTCTAAACAACTTCTCACCATCTTGGTTAATTCTGTACTTGTGACTTTCTTCAGGTAGACCATCTATACCAAATACCCATTCTGCTAATTCATTTGCTTCAAAACAATCTATAAATGCTTTTTCAGGTTTGTGAGATGAAGCACTATGTACTTGACAATGTATATCTTTTAATCGTAGTGTTCTTAATATTTCTGCAAAGTGTGGGTGATGTATAGGGTCTGATAACTGACCACAAAATACAAACTCTTTATAGAAATCTGATAACTTATATATTTCATCTAAAGTAAGATCATAACCTGGCACTTTTTCATTTAAGTTTCTGTGCTGTGATTGTCTTTGGCATTTAGGACATTCAAGTGAACACCTAAAACCAATATCAATGTTGATTGATTTTCTGTTAAGAAAATAATCTATATCTTCTTTTATCGTAACCATTTTAATAAATTTTCTATTTTATTTTTTTGTTCAGTTAAACATTTTGCAGGTCTATCCCAATATACTCTGCCACCATCTTGCTTATATTTATCCCGTAGGTATATGACTTCTTTTTTCAACCATCTAAACTCATTAAATAAACGAGGTGCAGGATCAAAATTAGGTTTTGTATAGACATATGTTTCAAATTTACCTAATATGTTTTTGATAGGCACCATTAGATTGTTTAGTTTAGGGTTTATAAATTTGTCGTTGTATGTTATGATACCGTGATCAGGATAATTGTGTATGTGTTTTTCTACTTCTCTATAATATATTTCATTTGTACCTAAAAACAAATACTTGTATTGTATATCTTCTTTTATAGGTTTGTAGATACTATAATTAATTATCTTTTCAAATTGTTCTCCTACACCATTAACATATACATCATGGTCGCATAAGTCAATTACTTTTTTAGGTTTGAAATGTTGTAACGCAATAGGATATTCTTTAGGATGATTTTCAGAATATACAGATATAAGATCGCCACTAAACAATAAATGTAAAGTTAGTAGTTGATCGTTATCGTAATTACGTTTGTTTAAGTATGCCAAAGTTAGTTGACTTCTACCCATAATCAAAGTTATATCATTTGTTGTTGGTGTGTAAAAATCAAATACTACATTTTCATATTTTGTATAACACTCATTTATGGCATTGATGTAGGTCTGCTGAGAAAATCTAGGATCTCTTACAATAATTAATTTTGCATTTATACCTAGATCATTGAGAAAACAACAATGTTCATAACTATAATGTAGAAGGCCATCGCCAGGCTTACTTGTACATATTATATTTACATTTTTCATACTATATTATATCATATTTTGACTTATCCGTCAATTACACGTTGCTATTTATTGACTAAATAAATGTATGAAATTTGCAACAAGTGACTATTTTGATAAGGAACTTTTACCTAAAAGTATTCTTATATTGAATGCTCGTAAAAAATGTGAAACTTTAGTTGAGTTTTGTTTAATGCACAACATTAAATTTATGATGTATGAGATAGCGGATAGCGATCATTTTAATATAACACCAAAATTAAAACCATATACTACATATCTTTCAACAAAACAATATTTTGATCCACAATATTATATAGAAAATGTACCTTTTGTTCCTGAATACATTTTTAATTTTAGAGATGAAGAACCATTGTGTATATTAGAATATAAACTTTCTCAACATTGGAATACTAAAACACAATTTGATAAAAGAGCTTTAAGATTTTTTATATCTAAAAAAGAACAAGACCGAGTATGTAAAGAGATGGGTATACCTACTTTAGATAAAGGAGGTCCTGAGGATAAAATTATAGTAAAATTAGATAAAGGTCGTTCAGGTGGTGGTACTGGTTATAAAATTATTGAAAAGAAAAAACATCATATAATAAGACCAAATGATTTTATACAAAGATATATTGATTATGATTATACAATCATATCACACTTTATAATTGATGATGATGGCGAGTATCACGTATATAATCATAGTATAGGTAAATATGGAGATGGTCATATTACAGGTAACAATGTTACATATATGTATCAATATCCATTTGTTGATTTTCCCAAAGAAGAAATTGCTTTAGTAGAGAAGTATTTTGTAACATTAAAAGAACATATGAGTGCTAGAAACAGAATTGGGCTTACAGAATTTTCTAAAGAAAGAAAGACTGGTAAATTACATTTCCAAGAACATAATTGTAGACCTTCTGGTGAATTTGAAATAGGAACGTTTGATTGGCAGATAGGTAAATTTAATACACTTGTAGATTTATTTACAAACAACATACAAAAAGAGGTAGAATACTATCAACAAAATACAGAAATATATTTTGATCTTGTTTTTAAGAATGAAAAATTTGGTTGGGGTACAGGACCAGATGATGGAGGTCTAAAAATAACAAGTTTACCTTATTCAGAAAGAATAAAAGTATTTAATACAAAGGATTCAGTTACTAGAGATAGAACAACACCTAGGGCAACTAAAAATGCCACATCTTTAAGAAAAAGATAGAAATAGTATGTATAAATAGTAGTATGGCAGCTGTAGCAAATTTTACGATAGATCAAGGAGCAACTTTCAGTTCAACCGTAACGGTTAAAGATAGTACGGGTAGTCCGTTAGATTTAACTGGTTATACGGCAACTGCAAATATGGCTCTAGGATATGCAAGTACAAGAACACGTACAGCATTAACTATAGCATTTAATTCAGATAGAACGACTGGTGGTGTCACCATGTCACTAACTGCAACGCAAACAGCAGCTTTAGAAGCTCCTGCAAGATATGTATTTGATATGGATATAACAGATTCTTCAGGAACAGTAACAAGAGTAATTGAGGGTCTAATGACAACTAGACCTAACGTATAATAATAAGGAGAAATATAAAATGAGTAGTGAAAATATCAACTCAACAACAGCACCTGCGACAGAACCAACTTTTACTATAGACGGTAAAGACTATAAAAAAAGTGAATTGTCAACTAAAACTTACAATTCTATTGTAGTAAGACAAGATTTGCAAGCAACTAAACTTAAACTTTCTTTAGAGTTAGAAAAGATTGCAATTCTACAAGCTCACTATGATAACGCTATCGCAAAGGAATTAGGCATAGATATACAGAAACCTGAAACTAATTCTTCAACAACTGGCGCTGATACTGATAAAAAGTAGTTGAAAATACATAATTGTAATTGATTTAGTACCTTATTATTATAAATATTGTAATTAAACATTATTTAAAAGGTAACAATGTCAAACGATATTACTGCAACGTATAGTACAGGTACTAATACAACTGCTACAATAGATAATACAACTACAGGACCGAAAAACGTTTCTGTAACTTCACCATCGGTCGCTCAAATTCAAAGTAACGTAAATAAGTTCGTTGGATTAAGCGATGTTAATGCGTCAACGCTAGACGATGGTGCAATGATCCAATATGATGATACTAGTAAAAAATTTATAACGAGAACTGAAATAAAAACTGAAAGTGGAAATTTAGTATTAAACGGTGGCACATTTTAATAGGGGAGAATTAAATGGCAACAATTATAAAGATTAAACGAACCACGGGATCATCGGCACCCTCAGGTCTACAGCAAGGGGAACTTGCTTACGTTTACGATACATCAGCAGCCAGTACAGGCGCTGGTGGTAATGGTCTACGATTATTCATTGGAGATCATACATCAACATCAAACGCCGCAATAGAAATTGGTGGTCAATATTATAAACTTTTATTAGATCACGCACATGGTACACTAACAGCTTCATCTGGTCTAATAGTAGACTCAAACAAAGCGATAGACGAATTATTTGTTGGTAATAATGCCACAACAGGTGGTACAATAAAATTCAACGAAGGTACAAATAACGGAACGGAATTCATAGCACTTAAAGCTCCCAATAGTGTAGGAACTTCAGTTACATTTACTTTACCTAGTGCAGACGGTTCAAGTGGCCATTTATTAACTACAGACGGTTCTGGTAACCTATCATTTGCTGCCCCAGCTTCAAGTAACTTTACACTTGCTGCTGATAGTGGTTCAAACGATACATTCACTACAGGTCAAACCTTAACGTTTACTGGTGGTACTGGTATTGACACAACCGTTGCTGATAATGAAATTACTTTTGCTATTAATACTGGTACGGTAGTTGATTTATCAACAGCACAAACACTTACAAACAAAACTTTAACATCTCCTAAATTAAATGAAAACGTTGCCTTAACTGCAACATCAACTGAATTAAATTTATTAGATGGTATTACTGCTATTGCTGATGAAGACAATATGTCAAGTAATAGTGCCACAGCACTTGCAACTCAACAATCAATCAAAGCATATGTTGACTCGCAATTAACGGCACAAGATTTAGATATTCAAGGTGATTCTGGTGGTAATTTAGAGATAGATTTAGATTCTCAAACACTTACAATCGCTGGTGGCACTGGTATTGATACATCTGGTTCAGGTCAAACATTAACGGTTGCAATAAACTCGGATGTTGTTACAAAAACAGATACACAAACATTAACAAATAAAACACTAACAAGTCCTACATTAACAACACCTAGATTTGCTGACGATGGCTTTATTGCTGACGCAAGTGGTAATGAACAGATTAAATTTCAACAGACTGCAAACGCTGTAAACTTTGTAGAAGTTACAAACTCTGCTACAGGTGATGGTGTTAAAATAGGTGCTACAGGTACTGATACAAACGTTAACCTAATACTTGATCCTAAAGGTTCTGGTACGGTTGATGTTAATTCAAGTAGAATAGTAAACGTAACTGATCCATCTTCAGCACAAGACGCTGCTACAAAAGCATATGTTGATAGTGTTGCAAATGGTTTAGATGTAAAAGCTTCTGTTAAATTAGCTTCAACAGCAAACGTTGCTGGTACATACAATAACGGTGCTGGTACAATTACTGCAGGATCAAACGGTGCATTATCTATAGACGGTGTTACACCATCTGCAAGTGATAGAGTATTATTAAAAAATCAAACAGACGCAACTGAAAATGGTTTATATTTAGTTACAACCGTTGGTTCTGGTTCTGCTGCTTACGTATTAACAAGAACACCAGACG